TGATTCCTCCGAGAAAGCTACATAATACATCTTGGGGATTTTTGTGCCCAGCTGAAACACCAGAGGGTCAATCGGTTGGAGTAGTTAAAAACCTTAGTTATATGACAAATGTCACTATTTCTTCATTAAGCTTTACTCTTTATGAATATATTAAACCTTTAATTGTTGAAGTCGAGGAATGTCGTCCATGTATGCTTAATGACAAAGTAAAAGTATTTATTAATGGTGTTTGGTATGGAATTTCCGAGGATCCCATTGTTCATTACCAGCAACTTAAGAAGTTGAAATACCAAGGAATAATAAATATTTATACATCTATTGTATTTGACATTAAAAATTTAGAAATACGGGTATGTAATGATGCCGGTCGGTTGTGTAGACCCTTATTGAAAGTTAAAGATGGAAAAATATTATTGACTCCTCAAATTGTTGAAGATTTAAAACAAGGAAGTCTGCAATGGGAAGATTTATTTACTTCTTGTAAATTAGAAGAATCGGTGATTGAGTATGTCGATGCAGAAGAGCAGAGTTTCTCTCTAATTGCAACCAAAGTGGAAGAAATAAATGTTCAGAGTAGATTTACACATTGCGAAATTCACCCTAGCACCATATTCGGTGTAATTGCTTCATGTATTCCATTCCCTGACCATAACCAATCACCAAGAAATACATATCAATCAGCAATGGGTAAACAAGCGATTGGAGTCTTTGCCACAAATTTTAACGAAAGAATGGATAAAACAGCCTATGTATTGAATTATCCAACTAGACCACTTGTAGATACCAGATTTATGAACTTGATAGAATTAAATAAAATACCTTCCGGGTGTAATATAAATGTGGCTATTATGAGTTATACGGGATACAATCAAGAAGATTCATTGCTTGTTAACAAAGGCTCCATTGACAGAGGATTATTCCAGGCTAATATTTATCATACAGAAAAAGATGAAGACAAACAAAAAATAAATGGAGATGAGGAAATCAGGTGTAAACCAGATCCAAATAATACAAAAGGATTAAAATTCGCCAATTACAATAAAGTTAATGCGGAAGGGTTAATACCCGAAAATACTCTAGTTGAAAACCGAGATATAATTATTTCTAAGAAAATTCCAATCAAGGAAAACCGAAATGATCATACCAAAGTTATTAAATTTGAAGATCAAAGTAAAATTTATAAAACAAATGAAGAAGTTTATGTTGATAAAAATATTATTAGTAAAAATGGCGATGGATATAATTTTGCTAAAGTAAGACTTCGAGCTCTTAGACGTCCTGTTATTGGCGATAAATTTAGCTCGAGACATGGTCAGAAAGGTACCATTGGCAATATTATTCCAGAGTGCCAAATGCCATTTACTGCAGACGGAGTTAGACCAGATATAATTATAAACCCACACGCTATTCCGTCAAGAATGACAATTGGTCAGTTGAAAGAAACATTGCTAGGCAAGGTCTTAGTACAACTTGGATTATATGGAGACGGGACAAGTTTTGGAGATATGGATATTGATTTTATTTCGAAAAAATTATTACAAATGGGATATGAAGCTCATGGAAATGAAATATTGTACAATGGCGATACAGGAGAACAACTTGAAGCTAAAATATTTATGGGACCAGTATTTTACCAACGACTTAAACATATGGTTTCGGATAAGCAACATAGTAGATCCATTGGACCCATGGTAAATCTAACTCGACAGCCTGCAGAAGGAAGATCGCGGGATGGGGGGTTAAGATTTGGAGAAATGGAGCGAGATGGAATGATCTCCCATGGTGCTTCAAGATTTACAAAAGGTCGTATGTATGATTCTTCCGATAAATATCAAGTATATGTATGTAAAAATTGTGGTCTAATAGCATCGTATAATAATAATCAGCATATTCATTTATGTAAGACATGTCAAAATAGAGTCGATTTTGCCTATGTTGAAATTCCTTATTCTTGTAAATTATTATTTCAAGAATTAATGACTATGAATGTTGTGCCTAGAATAATGACGAAATAATAATAATAATTTAAAGAAAAAATATAAAATAAATAATTGAGAAAAATTATAAATATACAAAAGATTGGTTTTATGGAACCGAATTAAAAACAAAACTTAATTTAATATTGTCAAATTATAAGTATTCCAAAGATTGGTTTATGGTATTAAATTAAAATCCAAACTAAATTTAATATTGGATAAATATTTAATAAAAATAATTATTAATCACGATAATTAAAAATTATTTAAATATTTTTTCTAGGATTGAAGTGAACAGTATATTTGGCTACTAATTTTGCCCAATTTTTCATTAAATTATCAATTTCTTTATCTGAAATTTTTAATATTAAAATATTAAAACCTGGCTTACAATTACATAATTCCAGATTTTTTTTAAAATTATCAATTGTACAAGTAGTAACACTTTTACATTTCATTGCCTTCGCCAATGATTCATAATTAAAGTCAGGTAAATCATTATATTCTTCTACATCAAGAACATTTTCTATTTGATAAACATCATTATTAATTAAAATTAATGTCATATTTACATCATAGGATTCTGCAGTTGCTAATTCTTGTAAAACACATTGGAATGCTCCATCACCCGTTAAACATATAGTTTTTCTATCGGGATTGGCGAATGCATTTCCAATACTAGCAGGGAAACACCATCCTATGCTTCCATATTTAATTGAAATATTATATCGGCATCCTGTGGGCAAGGTCATTTTTGCCCCATAAAACCAACTTGAGCCTGTCTCAACGAAAATATCAGTATTAGAATCTAAAATTTCTTGTATAGAGTTTGATATTTTATGTGAAACTTTTCCAAGAGAAAAATTATTTAATTTACCCGGTCGATTGTTAAGAATTGATATATTTTTACAATCAATTGTAATATCTGCATTATACAAACAAGTATAACCAGACGAGGTGTAATCAGAAAACTCAACTCCTATATATATTAATAATTTTGAAGAATCAAAATACTTTAATTTATACTCTTCGGTAACCCCTCCCCAATAATAGCCTCTTACACATTTTTTAGTTTCATCTAATATTCCCTTGGCATCTATAGTATAAAATAAACTACCATTCATGCTTTCAATTAAATTATAAAAATTATCATCTGCCAAAGTTATATATTTGGTATAATGATTATATGCTGATCCAAATAAAAAAACTGGATTTAATAACCTCATAGTTTCTATATTATTTTCAAATTTAGTTTGCAGTATATTATTTACTATATTAAAAAATTTATATCTATCAAAATCAATTGTTTTATTTTTGAAATTTGATGAAAAATCGTCAGAATAATCAAATTTCCCTTTTACTAATTGTAAATTCACTGGAATATGAACATAGGGGCTATTAAAATTGGATATTGATTCGGATATATTGAAAATAGAATTATAAATACCTGTAGGGTTTAGCGAATTAATAAAAGAGGAATTGGCTTGCCCGCATAAAGTTTTATAAATTTGGTATGATTTATCTTGATCCTCTACTCCCTTGAACAATGTATGGTGAGACAATTTTCCATCCAAAATATCATTAGAGTTATTACCACCAGATAATAAAACTACCGGATGTTTTTCGCAAATAGCATTTGCTATACCATTACAAGCTGATAAACTCCCTACCATTGAACCAACGACACAATAACTAAAATATTTGGTTCTTGCATATCCTTCTGCCATATAGGCAGCATTAAGTTCATTTCTACACCCAATAAATTGCACTGGTTCCTTTATCATACCATCTAATAAAGGCATATTTAAATCACTGGGAACCCCAAAAAAAAAGTGAAGATTATTTTTAATAAGTATATCCGAAAATAGTTCACCTAAATTTATCATTCGTTTTGCCTTTTTTCGGGTTTTATTTTTTTTCATACTAAATTTATGTTTTTGGGTTCTCATTATTATATATATTATTTAAATTAAATTTTTATTTAAATATAAAATTATGTAATATATGAATGATTTTGTATCTTATTGTTTTCATGTATTTTTTTGCTAAATGTGATTGTCTCCATTTTTTTTTAACCAAACAAATTCAATCCTTAATAATAGTAAAAAATGCTCTAACAACAAAAACGAGATATATATTTAGAGATCGAGCGAACAGAGGTGGAGTTCCATGGGACACGATGACTAATTTTTACAGAAATAAGTTAACTACACTCCAAAAGTTAAAAAGAGAAATAGAAAATCCCTATCTTTACTATCCACACTATTACAAAAAACCATTTCATGGATATGCTGATGGTAACTTAAACTGGTTGGCTGCACTGGAAGCCAAACCAGCCACATTGAACATAGCAGTGAATTATTGGAAAAATATTGATCCTTTTACTGCTGAATGTTGGTTAAGAAACAACTTTACAGAATCAATTATCGAATATCTAAATGAAAATTATTTATATTTACCAGTGGATGTGTTAGATTTAGGTTGTTCAATTGGAATATCCACAGAATATTTGAAGATCAAGTTTCCATATAGTAACTTTATAGGGATGGATTTCAGTCCTTATTTTCTTTCTGTTGCATCTTTACATAATGAAATGTTTGGAAATACAAAAGTAAAATATATCCATGCTAATGTTGAAAATACTCATTTACCTAAAGAGTCCGTAGATTTAATTAGTATCCAATTTTTATTTCACGAGGTCCCATTGATTAATATACATAATATTTTAAATGAAAGTTATAGATTATTAACTCCAAACGGAACAATAGCAATTTTAGATTTAAACCCACAAACTTTACGAGCCTATTTAATAAAAAATCCATTTAAACAATGGGCTTTTGAAATCACTGAGCCACACATAGTAGAATATTATCAATTAAATATGATAAAAATGCTTCAGTCGGCTGGATTCCAAAAAATTATTCAAAAAAATAATGATCCAATGAATTGTGTTTGGATTGCAACAAAATTATAATTTAAATTTAAATTTTTTAATTTGTTTCATTATAAAATTTACAATTAAAAACAACAACCCTCCCCACAACGTATCTATAAATACACTCATTATAGACCATTTTTTAAAGATTGCTAAATTGGTAGCTTCATAGATTCCATATATTAAAAATCCTAACAAAAAGGATTCATAAAGAGTCATATTATATCCTAAAACGAATAGGTTGAAAATAATAATAATGAATAAATAAGATAATCCAACTCCTAAAATATTTAATTTAATTGGCGAGTTTTGAACAAGTTTTACTTGATTATTATAATAGGAGGAAAAAGTATTTAAGTAAACGCTATCCACTAAAAGAATTATTATAGAAGATAATAGGTAGGTAAACTGAAACATTTATATTATAAGAGTAAAAAAAATATATTATAATAATATAAATGTCTATTAATTGCCAAGTTGATATAGATTTTGATCTTCTTGCATTACCAGGAAAAAAATTGGGAGGTGGATTTAAAGGGTTTATGCCTCGAGGTTTAATTACTTCCAATAAAACAGATTCATTCGCTATTGAAAGATTTGCTTTAAAGCATGGATGGAATACGAGATGGTATAGCGGACCAGGAGGGCTAACTGGTGCAGCAGTTACTCCCTTTAGAGCAGTAAACAATGCTGGGGATAGACTTAGTAGATTAAACTACAGCTGCGGTGGGGTATGTCAAACTCCACAAAGCAGGCCAGGCCTGTATGGTTTAAGACAAAAATTTGGTGGAATTAACGCCTATTGTAAACCCTCTCCTATTTCAGAACCAGCTGCTTGTAACGTTAAATATGTATATGATGGATCGGATTATACTACATATAAACGCAAGCTTGCGATGAACAAGAATTACAATGATTCTTCCTTTGGTGGAGACCGATATTCGGCTGCCCAATCGAAACTGAGAGCCATCCACCGATACTAAGAATAAAAAAAAAAATAATTTAGAGAAATATTATTTGTATAGTATATAATATGTCTCGTATAATTTTGTTAGTGTCTTGTTTTGCTATAGCTTTTGGAAGTGAATGGGAATCTTTTATGAGCTTTGTCAAGTTGTACAATAAGGAATACCAATCTCTTGAACATTTTACCACAAAATTTCACACCTATATTGAGAATGCAAAGTTTATTCGTGAGTACAACTCTGAAAATGCCTGTATAGGCAAGTGTTCGCCCGCTAATGTAACTTTAGGAGAAAACTTTTTTATGGATTTTTCGGCAGAAGAATTTAAACAATTTCACTCCTTGGATACCAAGCTTACAGCATCATCTTGTAAATCATTTTCATCCACCAAGTCTGCTCCTGCTTCATTAGATTGGAGAGAAAAAAATGCTGTTACTCCAGTTAAAGACCAAGGGCAATGCGGGTCTTGTTGGTCGTTTAGTTCTACAGGATCTATGGAAGGAGCCTGGGCTATTCATAGTGGAAATCTCATTTCCTTGTCTGAACAACAACTAGTGGACTGCTCTTATGGTGTTAAATATGGAAACCTAGGATGTAATGGAGGGTTAATGGATAGTGCGTTTCAATATGCAATTGATAATGGGGGTATGTGTACTGAAGAGAGCTATAAATATACAGCTTCAAAAGGCACATGTGAAAAATGTACTCCAGTAGTTACAATTTCTGGGTGCGTAGACGTAACACCCAACAATGAAGTGGATTTGGAAAAGTCTGTTGCAATTGGACCAGTTTCGGTAGCCATTGAGGCAGATACAAAAGTATTCCAATTTTATAAGAGTGGAATTATTACCGATTCATCATGTGGAACTAATTTAGATCATGGAGTTTTAGTAGTTGGTTATGGTAGTGAGGGAAGCACGGATTACTGGATTGTAAAAAATAGTTGGGGATCGTCCTGGGGCGAAAATGGGTATGTTCGCCTAGAAAAGACTAGTAGTACTAAATCCAAGGGAATGTGTGGTATTGCTATGCAACCATCTTATCCTGTTGTTTAAATAAATTTATTTATTTTAATTATATTTAAACCCGGTTTCCCTTTTGATAAGGTTTTGTTTTTTTTCCTATATTGGAAGTTTTTACCATGTATTACTAACAATACTCCTGGCTTCGTTCCTTTACACCCCTTCTGTTTTCTTATGATATTGGACCCCTTGATTGTAATATAAGATTTTACTTTTCTCGTACCTTTGGGTGCTACTAAACTACATTTTTTTTCAGTACTACAACATGGTTTATTCGTGCCGCGCTTATTCTGTAATACCCCTGAATTCCACTGGTCACTTGACGCAACCCAACTCAATATTGGCCCTGGTTGTCCGTTTTTGTTTTGGTGAATATGGACAGCACTTACTTTATTTGAATTTTTTAATTTGGCTTTATAAGTAAGTTTATTTTTATTTATGTTTAAGACAACTGATGCATATTTGTTTGAAGCTTTTAAAGTTTTGTTTTTTTGAGACAATTTTTTTAATGATTTTGTCATTATATATATATATTAATTTTTTATTAAAAATAAAAAAATTGAAATACTTTTGTCTAAACTATTTTATTTATTTAACATTATCATCATGTCTTTTGAAAAACTAATCGTCTTTCCATTTCCTCACTTATTGATTGAATACTTAAACAATGAACCATTGTGCCCTTGTTGTAATAATTGTTCCAATGACCTTGTGCAGTTTATGCTAGTTAACAAATCAATTTACAATTATTTTAAAAATAACTTTTGGAAAACTAATCCTCTTATTAGACATCGAGCTACCACTTCTATAATGTCATTAATGCCTGGGTATACATACAATTATTTACGTGATAAAGAAATTTGTTCCGAAAAATTTGAATCAACATTATTTGACGATTTTTCGAGAGCAGTTAGGTGTATCAAGAATTGTAAATCCTTGGATAACATGGCAAATCCAATGTATCAACAACTAATGATTCAAAAAAAATTAAAATTGTTAAAAGAAAATGGAGAAACTTTTAAAATTGGAAACAATGAGTACATGGAAGAAAGTATACATTTCTTAAATGCAAATAATGTTGAAAAAATAAAATTTTTATTAAAAAAGTTTAGTCGGAATATAATTATTACTGACAATCTATGTTGCGGTGGAAAAGGCATGACAATTTTATTTAAAATATAATCAATATTTTGTTAACTATTTTAATCTTTATTATATATAAATTTTATGTTTTTTCTTTTTTTTAAAGGTCTAATTCTAAGCGGAAGTATTTATGTTTTAGGATCCTTAATGGATATTGTCTTTGAAATAAATACTTTATATAACCTTATTGAAAACAATAATAATTTATACCATAAAATGGAAACCTCATTACAAACCAATTTTTTCATTGTTAGTCCTATTTCCTATGTAACTATCAACACGCTCTTTGTTTCTAATTCTTCCTCCTTTTCATTAGTAAGTGTATTTGTTATTCTATTTATTCATAATTATATTTATTATAAATTACACTATGCCGTTCATCATAATTCTAAATTATACAAGATACATTTATTTCATCATAAATTTGATAAACTAATTATACCGAGTGTTGCAAATGCAGTTTCGGTTCCTGAATTTTTACTTTTATACATTTCTCCTCTCGTTCCAGGAATTTTAATAACTGGGGCATGTGAATCATCATTAGTGATGAGCGTTGCTCTTATATCTGTTAAAAATTTAGCAATTCATACTCCAAAACTTTCCCTAATTCCCAAAATTCCATATATTAATGTTCCAAACGATCATTTACTTCACCACTCTTCCAAATCTCCTCATTATTCAGCAACCTATTTTGATTTTGACCAGTTGGAAGAAACGCTAAGTAGAGTATATGAACAAGCAATCAAAAATTTAAAAAATTAATATATATATAAATATAATAGATGTCACGATTTTATGGAAATACTATTGCCATAGGATCCGGTAGTTATGGTGGTTATTTAAATGCCCCAGTTTTAGGACCTTTATCGACCAACCAATATCCTAATATACTTCCCTACCATAGTTATGGATCATTACAAGGGATAAGGCCTACACCTCCCCAATTTTTTCCAAGCCAAGAACCAAATAATTCTGATTATAGCGTCAATCCAAGACATATTTATCTACGAACTGCTAGATCTAGAGGGAAAGAATTTGCAGAACGAGAATTGGCAATTTTAACCAATCCTATTCAATCCTATTGTTACTCAACTGGTCGGGCCAAACCAGTTTCTAGGCACATGAATTATATAACTCCACAACCATCCTCCATGTATACAGCTCGGAGAAAAGCAATGTCTGTAGGTAAAATGAATTATAAGGTTAGGCTGCCTCCTGAATCTTTTTTATCAACAAAGAATGCTAATCGTGCCACATTAAAAACTGCTGTTCAAAGAGTTCGAAATGGGGGATGTATAGCACCTAGAAAAAAAGGAGCCATTGAAAATCGTACACTAATTAACCCAGCCATTTGCGCATGGGGTGCATTACCTAGATCAACATACTAAGTTTTTTTCTCTTTATAAATTATATAAATATGCTCAATTTCAATAAGTATTTTGTTGAATTTTTAGGAACTTTATTTTTAACTTATATCATATTCCTGACCGGAAATTATTTGGCAATAGGTGCTGCATTAGCAATTGCAGTATATATAGGAGGTAATATCTCGGGAGGTGCATTCAATCCAGCTGTAGCAGTAGCCATGTTTTATGATGGAAGATTAAGTGCAAATGATTTGGTTCCATATATTGTTTCCCAAGTGTTAGGAGCCTTGGTTGCGTTATTAATAAAATTCTAATTAATTTTTCTTTGTTTATTATAAATGAAAACAAGGAAAAATACAAAGAGGTATTCCGCAGGTGGTTTGTTTGACGGATGGTTTCAAAGTGCCAAAAATGGCTGGGAAAAAACAAAATCATCTGCGCAACAAGGTTGGGAAAAGACCAAGTCATCGACTAGCGGACTATTCGGTTCCAAGCCCTCTACAACTACTACCCCATCCCCAAAATCCCAAACCTATTCAACACACTCCACTATGTCACCAATGCATTCTCATCAACCAGTCAACGAGCAAACTAATGTTCATCACTCTTCTCCCGCCACTTTTAGTAACCCATCCGTTCCTACACCTATTGGGGGACGTAGAAAAGGTCGATCTAAAAAACATTATAAATCCAAAAGGAGATACAAAGGGGGATACAATTTAAATGACTCGGCTCCTGTATACAATGAAAAAGTGGCTGAACCGACCTATTGGATAACTGGAGGGAAACGAAGAAAATCAAGAAAAACCAAAATAAAAAGAAAATATACAAGAAGAAGAAAATCAAGAAAGAATTAAATCTGATTAATTGAAATTCATATTAAATATTTATTAATTAGTATGAATATTAAAGCTTGGCAAATTATGAACAAAACTTTAATGAATACATTTTAATTATTTATATTTTTTCTTTGTGCCTATAACTACTAATAAATAAATTAGTAAAATTCCTAATGTGGATAGGTAAATATTAACTAAGGTATTATTTTTCTTTTTTTGATTATAACAAGTGGTGGGTAATTTATAATTTTGAAAAGTTTCTCTACAAGAAACATTATTTACTGGATTTTTTTTATCAGGAAAAATACATGGGTCCAAATTTCCTATATCTACATTCGTTACAAAATGGGATTCATTGGACCTATTATTATTTACATCAATGGTTTCCATAGTAATTTCTTGGCAATCGGGATTACTGCCTTCCAAAAAAGATTGCATAATTGTAAAGGGATTAAAGGCATTTAAATTACTAATTACTCCTGGAATCAAACCTTTAAATTCTGAAAAATTCACATCCATTCCTTGTGAAATAAATGGTATGTTTCCTGCAGGAACATTATCAATATAAATATATCTATCTTCTAATTCTCCTGAATTAACATTTGTACATTTTGCCCCTGTTTTCATAAAAAATTTATTTCCTAATGGTCCTCCTGTAGTGGAGGCTTTACTATCACCCGATACTAATAGTTCTACATAGGCAATTAGCCCATCAATGTCTTTACCTAATGTATTTAGGTCACCTTTGCTAGACATTCCTATTTCATCAGGCATTTTTATATATTTATAATACGGATAGTCTGGACCGAGTACTTTTTCTTCGACCGCTTTTGCATCCGTTAATACTTCTTGAAACATATTTGACATACTTATAATTAATGACTAAAAAAATTAAATTCTTTTTTAACTTTCATCCAAATCTGTTCCTGTAACCTCAACTGGTTCATCTCCTGCCAAATCTTGAGCTAAATCTGCTTGTTGTTGTACTAAACTATCAACTTGAGAAGACAATTGATCTATTTGATTCTGAAGATCGGTTATTTTCTCTGAATAATTATTACACTCTTCTTCTTCCTTTTCTTCCTCATCACAATCTAATCCTTCTCTTACTTTAAATTTAAAATCAATTAAACACCATCCTAACAAAATAATCATTAGTATAATCAATAAATTCACTACCATATTAATATAATATGACATTTATTTTTATCTTTGCTTAAAGTAAATGTCTAGCGCTTTTTATCCATTAGGAATGAGATCATACAATAATAGGACAACAGGGAATGGGTATAAATCTTGGAAAGGAGCAGAGATCTTCAGTAATCCAATTGGTGTAACTAGTGGATCCATGCGCCCCTTGACAAATCGTGATCCTTTAAATAGTGCCCCTGCTAAATTTGGTAGACCAAGACCTATTAAACATTATAGAAAAGGAATAGCTATCCCAATTCGTATTCCAGAAACTTATAGAGCTACTGATGATATTACTCCCGATAACTACTTTGATGCAGCAAATTACTATTATAGTAACCGAGAAGTACTTTCTTCTAAAGGAAGTTCTTTAGGAGGAGGTAATGGAGGTACGGGAATGATTGCTCAAATGCAGGATATTCCAGGTGGTTATATCGTAAAAAGAAATGGATTACTATTAAATGGTGTAAATGGATTGGATGAAGAATGTAGAAAATGTAAAGGTGTAGGCATTGTATCTAGTTGGTCTCCAATTGCAAATTTAAACGAACAACCAGAACCTAATGTAGCAAACCCATTATTATGTTGTAACCAAGAATATAAAGCCAGAAAACGAGTTTTACCAGCAAGTACTTTAACAAATCGATCTTATTACACAACTACTAATCAATACTTATACAACAGATGTAATACCTACGTTCAAAAATCTTTTGCTTATTTATCAAGGGTTCTTGATAAACCGCAGGCTGTTGAAATATTGGGGGATCCACTATTAGCTGATGCAATTATTCGTAATACTAAACCCGGAGATCCATTTGCCTATTTTAATGAATATCGTGCAAATTGTAATTGTAATTTTAAAATTGAAGAAGCTGCCGCAGAAAACTTCTTTATCCTATTTACTCAATCCTTAATTAACAGAGGATTAATTCCTGATGATTCTTTAAGAATAGGAAGATTCAGAGATTTATTAGAATTGGTGGATTACATAAGAACGTTAAATCTAGAAACACAAAAAAGTGCAGAACTTTTATTTTTAGGTCTGTTAGACATTAATAATAATGATCCAAATACTAGTGGTTTAATACAAGGACCTTCAGCCGGAGTAAGAAGAGGATGTGCAAGAGTATTTTATAAGCCTTCTAATCCTCAATTTGCAGTAGAAGGCGGTGTAAGCAGTAGTACAAGAACTTTAAAGACTAAAGTAGTTACTATTGACAAAAATATTAGTCGGTTGGGAGGAGCAAGATTTTCTGACGCTGCGAAACAAAAGACTGCCCGTTGCGAACCTGCTATTTATTGGATGAATGGAAACCCTAAAGCGAATCCAAGAATATGTAATCGCTTACGGGATGATGCGAGTAGTAGTGACACCAGTTCAGTAAACCCCAAATATCAACCTAATTATCGAATATTTAACATAAATGCCCTAACACGAAATTATACATAGCTGAGTAATTTTGTCCTTACAAAAGGACCGAACACGACACACCAACTTCTCTCCATATAATGACAAACTTCTGAATGAGGATATTGTTTTAATAAATTCATAAAGTATTGATATTTATTTATAGGAAATTTCAATATATCCACTTTATTTAATGAGAAAATGCTATTTATATTATATATGTTACAATGCTTATTTCCAAAGTGATACTTGTACCATTTTCCATAAGGGCGTAAATCGGCTTTATAAAATTGTTGATCTTCAACAATATTCTTTTCATAGGATGTTTTCCAATTGTCTAATTTAAAATTTTTGAATTTTTGATAAACACTATCGCAATGTTCAACTGGTAGTAATGCCTCCTTTTTTTTTATAATATGGGTTAAAATTGCTAATGCCTTTGGTTTTTTGTTAGGCATATCTATAGACCCTGGGAAAAATATTGTAATTGGTTTTAAGTTTCCATAATTATTGACTATATGGTAAAAATAGGTATGGTCACATCTACCCTTGTTAGGAAGATCTATTATTTTGGTAGAATTAATTGTTGAAAACGAATTTTTTTGCCCTTTGTTGTATACAACATAATTGAATTGGTTAAATGGATATTCTTTTACCCAATTTAAATCTTCATTAAATCTTGATACAACTATTTCCACATTATTCATTTTTATATATAAATTAAAATAAGAATAATTATTAATAATCAATGCACAATTTATCTGTTATGGCCATTTTTAAAAATGAATCTTTGAATTTAAAGATATGGATTAACCATTATATTTGGCAAGGGGTTGATCATTTTTTTTTAATTGATAACGATAGTTCGGACAACCCTAAATCCATTCTAGAACCCTATATCAATTCCCGGAAAGTAACCTATTTTTTCCGCCCTGCTCCGCATCAACAATTAGATCATTATAGATCTGTATATAAATTTGCAAATATCCCTTCTAAAACCAAATGGCTAATAATAGCAGACTTGGATGAATTTTTCTATGGATTGAAAAATAAAATTTCCAGGATTGTTCCATTATTTCAAAATGTGAGAGTTTTATATTGCAATTGGATAATGTTTGGCAGTGATGGATTGATTAACCACCCAGCCGATATTCGTACAGCTATAACAAAACGAGATCAGGGTTTTCATACCAACACAAAATACATCTTTAAGACAAAATATATACTTGCTCATCAGTTGTTTATTCATCACATTGATGTAGGTTCCAAAAAATACCTTACTCAAACGATAAATCATTTAATTCATTTAAACCATTACCCTATTCAATCGTGGGAATTTTTTGAAAAGGTAAAAATGACAAGGGGAGATGTAAATACCAAAAGTTCAGATACAATTCGAAATAAAAAGTATTTTGTTGAATATAATCAAAATAAAAATCAAACAGATGAATATTTAAAACAATTAGTTCTTCTCAACAACAGGTAAGTACTTTTCAATCCAATTTTCACATTTAATAGCATTATTAATTTTATGAGAAGTTAGTTTCTCTTCTTTATTTTTATTTTTTAATAAGGATAGATAAAATTCTAACAATTCCATATAAATTTGTCCAAATACCATCCTGTTTTCTAATATTCTGTCTGTATAAACCAATGAAAACGGATTTTTTAAAAAAGAATTACAATGGTATTCACTAGTATTAGAGAACGGAGATAAAAAAGAAACAACCTGATTTAAATAATTTAATTTATACATATTCGTTAAATAAAAATTTTTTGCAACAATAAAACATTGATTTTCCAAAAAATTGGAAATGGATGGTTTTACAATTAATACATCTTGATACCACCCACTAATTAAATAAATATATTCCTTTAAAAAATTGTCATTATCTAGACCTTTTATTTTTAAAATTAATAATCCTCCTTTATTTTGATGAATTACAATTTGTTTACTTAAATATAATAAGAGATAGTTTCTTTTTTCAATAGATTGAGTATTATTTACCAAATCTATGAAAAAAAAATCAATAGTAAATTTATGAATATTTATTTCAAAAAGGAATTGGAAATCCTTCATATTAAAATCCTTCGTTTCAATAATATCATTAAATGGACGAAAAACTTTATACAATTTTGTTTCAAAATATTTTAATTTAGAAAAGTTGCAAATTATTATTTGTGATCGGAGAAAATACATTTTTGATATCTCCAAATCTTTTAATATCTCATGAATCATTAAGTCATCAATAGTTAAGTTCTCCAATTGGGAAATAGGTATTAAATTTTGATAAGTTAAGTAACAATCATTCCAAAGTTGAAGTTCTTGATTGTCCAAATCTGCAATTTCTTTTTCTAGAATATTTAACTTTCTTGTTCCAAAATAACAAAGGCTGTCTTGAAATTGATTAAAGCCTGATTTATCCTGAGAAAAAAATATATTATCTACTAATAAGTTATTAGGTATATCACAAATAAACATTATCTATTTGAAATATCAAAATTTTGCTTTAAATATTAATCTTCAATGATTAATTCAATGGGACTTTTTTTCTTTTTTCCCTTAAGTTTTTGGGTAGCCTTGGTTTTTTTTTCATTTTCTTTTAAACTTTCTTCTATAGCCTTTTGTGTTTTTTCTGTTTGTTCTTCTTCATATAATGATTGCTCAGGTAATTCGTTAATAGCGTTCATCATTATTTTTTCTGCGTCCACATGTCTTATCTTTTTAAATATAAAATATCTATTTAAGAAGGATATCTCCTTCTCATAGTTATTCATTTTAATTGCTTGGTTAAAATCTTTTTTGATTTTCGGATTTTTTGATTCGTATAATAGTTGATTATATAAAACTTCAAAGGACGCACTGCCACTCGGAAAACCTAACTCCTTGGCTTCTTCTGTATCTATTAAGGCAAATCCATAATTCTCCATTAGTCGGAGCAAATAATCAAAATTAACAAGGAATTCTGGTATTTTCTGATTAATGGTTTCTTGATAAACATCTATAAGGTAGTTTAGCGAGGTAGCGTCATTTGAAAATGTTTTATTATCATATTGTTTTATTATTTCCCAAATTTTTTTTCCTTTTTCATAAATATCAATTGAACCTCCCTTCTCTATCTTACTTAGTTTATCAAATATTGTCTTTCCATCATATGTAGTACCTATAAAATATCCATTTAATTTAGTACATTCCGCTACATTCCTCATAAAATTATTTATTGTTTCATTATCTTTAAACATATAATGGATAGCAAATTGGCATGAGCATACATCAAAGCCTTCCATAACAATACCTAATCTAGAACTAACCCCTTGAGGTAAATTAGATTTCCCACCAGATCCAAATAATGATTTGCAAATTACAGCCGCCTTTTCGGTATAAAAAGCTTTTCCACTTTTTATATTCTTATCACTTGTTCCATTTAAAAAGACGGCATAAGGCATTTTTTTGACTTTCTTTTTAATGCCCAAATACCTAGCACAAGCACCATCTAATCTATTCTCAATATTATCTTTACTTTTATCAATACCTAAAACAAAAGTTAATCTTCCATCAACCCATTTTTGCAAATCTCCTCCCTTTCCACAAGCTAAATCTATTAAACTATTCCCTTTTTGAGACACGTTCACTATTAAATTTTTTTTAACGTATAAATTATGAAATTGACGTAAACCTTTTGTAACTGATTCACTTCCACTTCTATTGTAATAAATGTCATCACTTAATGAAACTATCGGAATGTTTTGACCTGTTTTAAGCATATCTTCTGTAATTGGATTATGTATTGAATACCAATTATTGTTTGCTGTTGTATAATCATTTCCATAATTTCTTAATCCTGATCGGTATTCTGCAGTCTTATCTTCTCGTACACGCAATGGTATCCAACACCATTTTTTATCTTTAGATTTATCATATCGAAATTCAACAATCATATCACTTTCAAAAATATCACGTTCTTCGGTATACATTCGACTATTACCATCTGAATCTTCTTCCAACATAATATTTGCTATTCCTGCCTCTTTATCTTCAGGATTAGTTGGATAAAATCGCACAGGTTTATATTCTCCTGTTTCCGATGTAGAACTAATCCATTTTTCTTCTAGTAAATCTTGACAAGGATTAATAAACCCATGTTTTTTTTCATCAAAACCACACCTTAATATCAATGTTTTATATTGAGTAAACTGATTTGCAATTTCAACATTTATACCATTTTCAAATATAGGTGTTATTAAATCCTGATTATTTGTATCTTTTATGGATGTAACTAAAAAGTCTATAGTATTAAATTCCGGGGGTTTCCATTTCATAGAATATTCCCATCCTATTTTTTTTTTAGGTCCAGCAACTCCTTCTTGATCCGATCCAACTCCTAAAATCGAGGATGTGAAGATTAATCCATCCGTATTATAAGGATATTGCCCTTCTTGGATTAAATTTAATAATAAATTACAAGCTCCAAAAATCATATTCGGCTTTTCAGGTTCACTAGGGTAAAATTTTTTACTTCTCACTGAAAACACATCCACTTCATTTTTGGATAACATTTTTAAAGCCATTGAACTGATAATTTGTTGCATTAAAGTAAGACGACCTTCTACTTTCCCTTGATTTGACTTTAAAAACGGAAGATGTCTAACATCCTTCCCTTTTGCATAATACAAATCAAAACAAGCAAATAAATTAATATACTTCCCTTCTTTGTCATTCAATATTAATTCTCCATCTAGAATAGTATTGGCCAAAGATAATTCATCTGTATAAGCTCCTGTAAATATTATATCCATATTCATATTTTGTAAATATAATTTGCCTTCATTATTAATATATAATAAATTTCGTATTCCATCTGCTTTTTCAGTAACCACAAAATTTGTTCTAATATTAGGAAGATTGAAGTTATTATCTTCGGGTACAATATTTTCTATTTGAAGTGTTTTGGAAGATGGTCCTAGAAAATGGGATGGGTATACCCTCTGGGTATCTTCCCAGTCATCATGAATTAATTTCATCATATCTACTTGAACCCTTTTTTGCATTGAGTAGGCTATTGGAAAATTCGTTTTTTGCAAGCCAGATAAGATTAGTTTACTTATATTTTCTACCCCTTTCACAGCCTCTTCTTTCGATGCAAAAATTTTATAATCTCCTAAAACAATTATTGGATGTTTCATTTCAGCTTCAATTTCATAGACTATTGGATTATTAAATACATTAGATTCCTCTACTGAATATGTTAACAATGGACGTTTAATTTCCTTATTCCAAGAAGAAGAACGAACATAACTCATATCTATTACGAAACCATTTTCACTATTATTAAATTTGGACCTACACATGTATCGAAAAGATTTTTTTACTTTCATCCAATTTTGGAGCATTTCTTTGACGCTTCCATTATTTTTACTTAAAGTTTCTTCCACACTATAATTTACTCGGAAATTAAAATCTGAAAAATCTGCGGGTTCAATGGGTTTACCATCTTTGGACTTGGCAATTACTTTTCTTATAAATTGAACATTATATTTATCGGTCACTTCTTGTAAATTATTAGTTTTACAATATTCTTGAATAGCCGGGAGTCCTATTATTTCAACTCGTATATTTGATTTTTGATATCGGCCAGATCTCGCATCTAAGTATTGTGATTGAATTTTTAATGAATACTCTTCATACCCAAACTCAAAATCATTAGATAATATTTTCTTAACCACATTTTCATAATCTAATTTTGAAATTGATTTTACACCTTTTGTCCCAAAACGAACTTCAATTTCAGGAGAAAGGTCTGGTTTTTTCTCTGTCCATTCCGAAAAACATTCATCAATTATTTTTTTCAGTTGTTCTTTACTTTTATTCTTTGTCATATTAATATAAATTTATATTATTATCTTTATACTAAAAATATCAATTTTAAAAGAAAACTTTTAATTTTTCGTACATGTCTTTTTTTAATATTTTGGGTGAACAACTTATATCAATATTGAACTTAATACACATTTCTTTTAACTCCTCTGTTTTGTATGACGAAATACTTTTCAACTTATATTGGTAAGATGGTAATAAAAACAATTTGATTTTCAATTCTTTTATTTTCGATTCCAAGTTCCCCATTTCCAATTCGTAATTTTCTACATTGGGATCTAGTTTTGTTAATAAAAATGAATCATCATGTGGATTTCTAACGGAACAAAAAATTTTTTTTCCATCTTTGTAACAAATATTTTTCTTATAAATGCATAATATTGCCATAAAGGTATTTAACGAAATATTGGTATTGTTAGCTAAATCATCCTCGAAACTAGATAATGGCTTAAATTGATTTGCTTTTAACATATCTTTATTTTTTCGCACATCTTCGATAAATTTAAACTTTAATTGTGTTTCCTTTTCAAAAAAATGAGTTCCTATCATTTCATATTCATCTATCCCATATAAAATTACAAACAAACACCAAAATAATTTATCTTTGTGGTTTGGTAAAAATTTATTACGGGCTTTTTTAATATTCTGTTTTCTTTCTTCTTTCAAAATAGTATTTTTTGAGACATGCTTCGTATATTTTATTATATTTTTTATAGAAAAAATATAATTTTCATTTATGTTAGAGACCATTATGTAATTGTAAGTATATATCTTTATATAATTTCTAGTTAAAATAGTTATTTTTTACCTCATTTTTCATTAATTCTCCATTTATTAATTCCACTTCTTGCTTTTTGATGTATCCTAAGTAAAGATCTAATTCTTCTATAAGATCTTTCGGCAGTTCTGTTAAATTAATATGGATGCCATATTGATTTTCATTAATTGAAATTTTTTGTGATTTTACTATAATTCTTAGTATTTCAATTTGTTTGTCTCTTTCCAGTTTTTCAATTTGTGACTTTAAACTATTTAACTTATCTACTTCTTCATTACCTTCCATTTTTACAATTTCTGACATTAATTTATTTATATTATACTAATCCTAATTTGTTAAATTGTTTTTTTATTTATTTTATTTTTACGATTTCTCCAATGATGGAAATAAATGGATCATTTAATTCAAATCTCTGTCCTATTACTCTCCCGATAAATTGATCATTTTCTTTAATATCTAAAAATTTTTTTTCTTCATAAAAATGATCTCGGGCTACAAATAATATAAAAGGACTAGGTGTCTCATTTAATGATTCAGCTTTTATTCCTGCTTTTGTCACATTCTTTACAACACAATTTAATTTCATGCCACTTACTGGAAAACAAACTAAGCATTCATATACTACATCAAACTGAACCATTGCTCCATTCATGAGTCCACTTGAATTAGAAATTATTTTAATACTACCAGGTTTTACGTACCCTTCAGTTATACATTTACCTTCTATTTGTGCAATTATGAAATTTTCTAAATTTTGGGTTAATGTGGCATTGATAGATTCTATTGGTAAATTAATTGTTATGCTATTTAAACTGCGTGAATAAACGGATTTTACCTCATCGCGGTCTTCATTCTGTTGTCTTTGTGATTTATCCATTAAATTAATACTATACCTATATTTAATATATTTTGAATCAATTTTAATATTAATTATAAATTTTTAAAAATAAATTGTCACCATAAAATTTCAAATTCATCATACAGATCTAACTATATTATATTCCTGATTTTTTATTTATTAATAGATTTTAATTTTATAAATAAAAAATAATTTATCCAATTATACTAATTTGAAAAAGAATTAATAACTGATTCTTCAGGAGTAACAAACCAAACTTTGCCATATTTTTTAATTAAACTATTGTATCTTAATATAAATTCTTGACGAACACATAATTCTAACAAAACTTGTCCTCTGGTATTTTCCTTGGTATATTTTTCTTGTCCGACAATTTTATTTAATAATTGCAAAGTTTTTTGTTTCCCAGCCTGATCACATCTCGATCCTTTATTTCTTGATTGTTTTGTATCTTTTACTTTAAAAACCATATATTTATTTTTATCTTCAAAACCTATAAATCCTACAAATTCATTCAAATTTGATAAAGTAGGATATTTTTCTGACACAACACTACTTAGATCTCGTTGATCTTCTGGAGTAGCTAGTTCCCATTTATTATTTCTATCTACTAAATAAATTATATTTTTTTTAAGTGGTCCGTCTACTAATATCATTCCATATAGATCATCTTTATTAATTATCATTTCACAAAAATATTTTTTTACTTTTTCCTTAAACACATCAATTTCTTTTTCCGATCCACAAGTTGTTTTATTTAATCTCAAATAATTTAGCAATGCAAATTTTTCATCAAACATTAAGGACTCTATTATATGATAAATCAAGAAATCCTGTAAATCTTTAACTGGCATTCCCTCTTTCGCCAGTTTCACTATTACTGCTCCACAAACTTTATACCAATCATCTTCCCCCCGCTCAATACTAAAACTACTTTTAGCCAAGTTATATAAATTTTGCATTTTAGTAAACACATTTTTTCCAATTATATTTAATTCTTCTATCAGAACTAGATCTGTACCTTTTACATCTATTTTATCAATTTCGATCTCTTTTGGTGGTTCCACCCAAGTAGGTTGTTGGACTTGCACATTGTCGATTTTAAAGGAGACTGGTACTGATCTATCATAAATAGAAATATTTTCATTGTTGAGTTCAATGGGTTGAAATAAATAATATTCTCCAATGTTAACAAGCCGACCTTCCCGACCATACCTATCCACCAATCGTTCAGACCTATCACTAATTAAATTAGTGAGAGCAGCGTAAATCTGTTCAGTTGGAAATTTTTTTGGATAATTTACATATTTTAATAAATCGGTTCTTTTGAAAAAATAAT